CTACCTGTTCCGTACTTTCAGATTCAGACCTGATCGGTGACGGTATCTCAGGTTACGAACTCGGCGGACGTTTAAGAACGGTTATTTTTGATGAAGTTCTGGAGGCTGCAAGAATTCAGTTATTCAAGATTATTTTCTTGTCTGACAACTCCCTTGGGGCAGGATCGACGAATCCTTATTCAGCTATCGATGGGGTGTTTACTCGATTCCTTGATTCAGAAGCTTCCTATTGCGTGAAACCGGTGGATAATGCAACATTCCCGAATGCTCACAATTCAATCCTTGCCGCTGGAAACGCGGTGACTGCTTTGCGTGCTATATGGGGTAATGCTCAACAGCTTTTGAAGCAACTGTCGAACACACAAAAGATATTCTGGGTTTCTGGTTCTGTGTGGGAAAACTACTATGACTCAGTTATCAACGATTGTTGTAATGAAGGAAGCTGGAAAGCTGGCCAGGATGGCATCGATCGGTTGTTCTACAGAGGTATCGAATTGCTGCCTTTGTGGGCCATTGATGACGCATTAGAAAACGATGATACCAATCCGTTCTATGATGAGATTCGTCACTTCGCTGTGTTGACAGCAAAAGACAACCATGTACTTGGAACCGAAAGAGCAAGTGACTTGAACAACTTAGAGATGTGCTATGACTGCTACCGCAAAACTACCTTACTTCAAGGTGAGATGAGAATCGGTTACCAGTTTAAGCAATGTGATTTGATAGCATGGGCAAAATAACCCCCTAACGATATGGCACTATGTGGAATTACCACCGGGTTTAACTTTACCTGTGAATCTTTAAAAAAGGTCTCAGGGGTTAGACGACTGTGGGCATTTAATATCGACGATCTGACCAGTGACATCGACCCAAACGGGACAGGTGTTGTAGGAGCTTTGGAGTTTAACGGCTACGACGGATTGTATGAATTTGAGAGCAAAAAATTCTCTTTCCAATTCACACACAACTTGGTAGTCGCTGAAAGCGGGGCGGCAAGCTGGACACAGACAGGGGTTTTGCGATTGTTCGTTGACTCAGCAGCAGAGATAGCGGCACTTTCTGACCTAGCTGTTGCGAACGTGGGATTCGTTGTTCTAACAAACAATAACGAATTCAGAATATACGGAGCCAATAACGGGATGACAGCCGGAGACGGAACTACTGGTACAACCGGACTAGCTCAGGGTGAAAACACCACAGACCAAGTGACAATGATTGGAAGTGAAAAACTTCCTTACAGGATTTTTTCTAGGGGAGACTACGCCTCAACATTGAGTTACATAGAGGCGCTAGAGTTTTGATTTTACCATGATATGAAATAAAAAAGGCTACTCATTTTCACGGGTAGCCCTTTTTACTAACCAAAACTCACCATCCCGCAGATCGCCATAGATAACCGCACCAGGGCGTTCCGTGCCGCAACATAAATTAGTGCCTGAGACAGGCCCACACCTAAGCCAATCCATCCATACCTTACCGGAGCCGACAATACCATAGACCACCGTAAATTTGTGGCTACGACAGCCCCTTACCATACCGAACCATGCCAAGACCACCGCTCCGGGCATAACACCACCACTCCAGGCCTGACCTATGAAAATTCTTTAATCTTACATTTTGCTATATCAAAACGACCATAGCTAGGCCTAAAATCAGCAACTCCAATTAACCTACCGGCCATTGACAATACCTCAGAGAAAAATTGAAAGTCAATGTATTCAGGTGTATTGACCATTAATTCAATCTCTGCACTCCACCCCTTTAAGAATGATGGTCTCATACGTGTGATTGAATTCCTTTGAATCACTACTCTTCGCTGATCAATAAAATCCCAGACCTTAGTGCCCCCGTTGATCTTAGCCAATTCAGTAAGCGGAACAATCCCCGCTTTAAATAAATCGAACGCCGATTTCCTTGGAGACCGTGGGTCCTGTTTAAACTTCGCAGCATAAACCATCGCCATACGAAGATACTCACCTGGCAAGCAAATGTCGCCGTCTTCATCCCTATAGATGAACGATTCCACATTATCAGACTTTTTTTCCTTACTCCCTTTCTTTGCCGCTGCCTTACTTGCAACGTCTTCACAGGACCACTTATGGAAGATAATCGGGCACGATCCAACAATTTCAACTTGTACGATGTACGGTTTTTCTGTTTGGATTGGATTCTCAACTCCGTTAAGTAATTCAATCCCTTGGATGATTTCCTTAGCACTTTGTTTTTTCATTTGTCAACGCCTTAAAAATAAATTAGCCCACACCTGGGTTCAGGCGTTGACTCCCTCCCCCATGTATGGGCTTCGATGTTTTATTATTCGCTTATTGTCAACGTCGGCGAATAGCCAAATGTAAAATTAATTATTGACAAATACCAATACATTTTTAAACTATTTTTTAAATTGCGGTATGACAAGAGAACAGCTTCGATCCGAGATGGAGCGCCTACAGATTTTAAACACATCAGGGAGTAGGCATACACTGTGGGTACAAGCGTTTGAAATGTTCAATCAAGGGAAGGCTACAAAATTGCGGATGGGTTGTGGCAGTTGCTATACACAGGTTAGAAATTGGTTGAAGGCGTGACACAATTAATTCAGATCTATTACAAGGATGAGCAGAAAGAGAAGCTATTCCAGTTTTCTACGCCATATTTTAACCGAGACCTTACCATATTCTTTGAAAATAAAATTATTGCTGATCTCGTTACTGCCACGGATTCGGAAAAGGTAGGGGTTTGCAGTTGGAAACTAGCGCAGAAGCTAAGGAGTAGGGTAGGTTTACGCACACCGTTGACAGTTGAGGCATTAAATTCTGATTATGACGTACTTTCTTTCACTCGGAACAGCAAAAAACACACAATGCTAGCTCATTTGTACCACTGGCATCCAAAAAGTAAAGAAGCAATGGCGCTTTTATGGCAAAAGTTGGGCTATAAGCTACCAGGTGAAGTAAAAAATCCGATCTATCAGAATCACTACGTCGCTAAATCATCGATTTACAAAGATTACGTCTTAAATTTCCTTTCTCCAGCGATGGAATTGATCTCAACAGACGAAGAATTGAATAATTTGATGTTACAACCCTCTGGCTATGGTAAATTGTCGCGTGAAAACGATTTGAGAAGTGTTAGAGATAAGCTAGGAATGTCAGATTATCCGCTCGCGCCGTTTATACTTGAACGTTGTCCTAGTTGCTGGATGGATATGAAGAAAATTAACGTGACTTACTTATGAAGTTTAAGTATATTATGTATGCTTTGCAAATAGCCTTATTCGTTTCAGGGACATGGTTATTAATAGTTTCATCAAGTTGGCAAACATGGCTTGCTGTATTCATGCTGTTGTGGAGTAATAATTTTGACTACATGAAAAAAGACAGATAATGAGCAGGATCTCAATCATTCACCCAACCAGGAGTAGACCTGATAAGTCTTTAGACACCATTTTGAAATGGTTAAGTCTTGGATTCTTCACTAAAGACTTAGTGGAGGTGATAATAAGCATGGATAACGACGATCCTTTTATTGATAAGTACAGGGAGATCTACAGAGATGTAGATGAGGAGCGAATAATACGTTTATACAGTGACAACAAGTCTTCAGTAGAAGCCATAAACCATGCTGCTAAGTTGGCAAGGTACGACGTTTTGATTGTTGTGTCGGACGATACTGATTGCTTTAAAAACTGGGACGTAAAACTACTTGAATTTATTGGGCAGAAGAAAGACTACATAATAAAGACTGAAGACGGTATTCAGCCATGGATTATTACCATGCCAGTCATGGACCGCGCATACTACAATCGCACTGGTTACATTTATCATCCAGGATTTGAACACATGTTTTGTGATACGTATATGTCATGCGTTGCAGATATTACCGGAAGGCGGATAACTTCTGATTTGAAGTTTCGTCATTTAAACGACACAATCAAAGACGATCTTAGGAAGCGAACAGACGCAACGTGGAAGCAAGGCGAAGAGCTTTTTATTAAGCTAATGAAAGAGTTCACGCCGGAAGAGCGAAGCAGAATACAGGATCCAAGTATGAAAAACTGGCTACGAAACAAAGGAGTAAGATGAAAATAAAGTTTATAGAGGAATGGGCAGAACGTAATTATTATGGATATGATTATGTTATGCGATGGATTAGATTGCTATTGGCATTGATTATTACAACTACTTGCCTAGTGATACTACTTTTGTCATGAAGTGGATTATTCTCATACCGACACTCCCAGAACGGGCCGCAAAGCTCAAACGATTGACTAATTTATTAGATCAACAGTTGGTCGAAGGTGTTACATATAAGATCAACGACGCCGGAAGGTCTACTCCTACAGGCACAAAACGAAACATGCTTATAGAGGCGACACAAAGCGAATACTTTTCGTTCATTGACGACGACGACAAAGTATCTAATGACTATGTAAAGCAGATTATGACAGCACTCGAAGCTGGACCGGATGTCGTAACCTTTAACGGGTTTATGACTACCAACGGAGGAGATAGGCGCAACTTCACTATCAAATTAGGATCAAGATACGAAGAAGTAAACAAACACTATTACCGATTCCCTAATCACTTGTCTGTGTTCAGACGTGATAAAGTTCAACACATTAAATTCCCTCCGGTGTGGCAGCAGGAAGATTTTGCATGGGCTAAAACTATTCATGACAGAAGACTTTTGAAAAGCGAGATACACATACACGCTGATTTGTACCACTATGACTTTATAACAACCAAACCAAGCTATGCAAAAAGATAGTCCACTTCAATACGCTGAACAAATAGCCTACTCAAGCAAACAGGTTTTGCGGTTCAGTTTTGATCAAGCCAGTAAATACAAGGATATTCCAAATACTTGCATGGTAGAAGCTGGTGTTGCTGCTGGTGCTCAAATCATTGCACTCATGGCCGGAAGTGAATGCAAGGTTCCTATTTACGCGCTAGACTCATGGAATGGAATCCCTCTCCCGAGCAATAAAGACAATCAGTACCCAGGGATAAGATTTATTTCAGAATCAGAACAAAAGGCTTTACCAAATCCAGGTGAACAACTACTTGAAAGCAGTGGCGCAACCGTTGTATCTCAAGATGATTTTTTAAACCATGTACATAATGCTATAGGGGATAATCTTAATTTAGTGATGTGTAAAGGGTGGTTTGAGGAAATGTTGCCTGTTTTCGAATGTCCTCCTATCTCAATATTAAGGCTCGACGCCGATCTATACAACTCCACCTACGTATGTCTAAAATACTTATATCCTAAAGTTATCAAAGGTGGTTTAGTTATCATCGACGACTGGGCCTTACCAGGATGTAGACAAGCTGTTGAAGATTATTTTATGGATAACGGTATAGGAGATTTCAAGTACCAATGGCTGAAAATGGAATTCATAAAAGACGCAAACTCAACCGTAGCATACTGGACCAAATGAACAACACAGGTAAAATCATATTGTCAATTCTAATTCCATCAACGCCTGAGCGGTCAGATATGTTAGCAGGAATGTATCAAGTGGTCTATTCTCAAATAATACAATTATGGCGCCTGCATCCGATGTTAGGTGATGTTGAAATATTGATTGATGATTCAAAAAGATTTTTAGATGGCGGTTTGTCCATTGGAAAAAAAAGACAGTCATTAGTAGAGCGCGCACAAGGTAAATATTTATGTTTCCTTGACGATGATGAAGACATAGCGCCGAACTACGTTGAAACACTCTTAAGACTTTGTCAGTACGATGCTGATATTGTCACATTCAGAAATTTAACCAAGACTGACCACTATTGGACTATCGTAGACATGAGACTAGACTATCAACACAACGACCAGGCTAATCCTAACTACATAACCCGTAGAAGACCTTGGCATATTTGTCCAGTAAAAAGTGAGCACGCTAAACTGTACGAGTTCGAAGATTCTAACTATGGGGAAGATTGGACATGGTTTGAGAAGGTATTAAAACACTGTGCGACAGAATCACACACCGACGCGGTACTTCATTGTTATAACCACAGCTCAAAGACAAGTGAGGCCGACAGAATAACTAATCAAAAGATTAACGAAATGGGCAGGGCTCAAATAGGCTTACCTCCTGATTATAGCAGTGATTTGTATAAAAAATAAACAAAAGCAAACATGCATTCCCAAAACTGTGAAGAAGAGTACATTTTAAATTACTTTGGTGACAAGATAGGAACGTTCCTCGACCTAGGTGCCAACGACGGGGAAAAGTTTTCAAACACTCGCGCCTTAGCTTTACGCGGATGGAAAGGCGTTTTAGTGGAGCCTTCACCTAAAGCATTTGAGAAATTGGAAGAACTTTATAAAGGGCATAAAGGAATATACTGTTACCAATACGCCATAAGCTCACACAACGGAAAGGCTATGCTACAAGAATCCGGTCCGTTGATTGACTCTCGAGACGTAGCACTAGTAAGTACTTTTCATGAGTCAGAAATGAAACGCTTCAGAACTACAGTAAACTATGTCCCGGTAGAAGTCCAAACATTCAAATGGAAAACCTTTTTGAACAGGTTAAGGATTAAAGAGTTCGACTTCATTTCTTTAGACGTAGAGGGCGACGAAATGTCTATCTTACCTGATATGGACCTGTCTAAAACTTCCTGCATCTGTATAGAATGGAATTCAAAACAAGAATTGAAGAAAGACTTTGAACACTACCTAACAGGGTTTAAATTGATATACACTTCAGGGGAAAATTTAATTTATGCACGATGAAACAACTATTTGAGGAGGATAACAGCGAAATACAAGCATTAAAATATGTTACTATCCGTGTTTTGGGCGGTCTTATAATAGTTCTTTTATTGATATACTTAATTTATGCAAGATGATATTCAAGAGTTTATTTTGCAAACACGATTGGACATGGCATGGCTGGTCGTATGTTAGATGTCAAAAGTGCGATAAGGTAAAGCACAATCCGCAACTAAATGAAAAGCTTCAGAAAGAATTTTGGCATAAGCGCGTAATAGAAGGAGATCCTGTTTTCGGTCGGGAGGCTATAAACGAAATTCTCAAGTATAGAGGCAGAAGTATATGATAATCGTTAATTTCTCCACTAAAGAATACTCACGCGGTCAGCAACGCCTTCAAGCTTCATTGAATGGATACAAAACTTTGATGCTGAATGATTACGTTTCGATCGGATCGCCAACTCATCAAGAAAGCCCATACGAATTTAAAGTTCATGCCATCGAGAAAGCAGCATGCTTTGATCCTGTGGTGTTGTGGATGGATTCTAGCATGTACGTAAGAGGCGATCTTTCTAAGATAGAAAAAATTATTCTTAAGGATGGCTATTTTATGGAGGAAGCGGGGCATTATGTTAATGATTGGTGCAATGATCATTGTAGAAAAATGCTGAATTATAATTCGCAAGGGGACGAGTATAAATATTTGATGTTTAGCGCGGGATTGCTCGGGCTGGACATGAATGACGCAACAGCAAGACTATGGTTTGAGCAATGGAAAGAAGCGGCCAAATTGGGATGTTTTAAAGGAGATTGGAGGAATCATCGTCATGATATGACGGCAGGATCTATATTAGCAGAAAGGCTTAATATGACCTACCAGCGTGGCGGTAGCCACCTTTCATACGTGGGTCCTGGATATTCAAAGCCTGAGCCTACAAGTGTAGTATATTGTCAAGGAATTTAACCTAAACTAACATGAATAAAAGTCTTACTTTCTTAGCGATACTTGCGGCGTTCGTAATATCGTTTGTATTGCTCCTACAAATGGGTGCCAGTGCGGGGATGTGGCAATTCTGGATAGTGCTACTACTTCTCCCTTTCGCGGGGTACATGGCCGCTAAAACCAATTTTAGATCGGATGATTAGAATCTTGCTTGCGTGGTGGTTCTTTATAACCAATCACAATAATGAACTTGCCAAACAACGACTTGCCATTTGTGCCGGATGCGATAAAAGACGCTGGGTTGTATGCGGTGTTTGCGGATGTGGATTGCAGATGAAAGCCAGATTGATCGAAGAGGAATGCCCACACCCATCCGGTAATAAATGGAAAAGCCCTGACCAACATCAGGGCTTTTAAATGCTTTTCAAGAGCTCAGGGCACAGGTTGGAAGACCCTGACGAGGACAAATTTAAAAATATTGTGCCAATTTAAAAAATGCGCTTAGTATCCATAATAAAT